CCTATCGACATGAGGAACATACGACTCATTTCTGGGCCGTAACTGTGATACATATCTCTGTAAACTCATCAACATCTCCATTTTTGTATATAAGAGTATTTATAAGATTAACGTATTACCTTTTAATCTATTTGTCAAGGTTCCAGTTGTCACGATTCATATATGTTTTAAATATTTCTTGCGTAACACTCTTACTCTTTGTAGTTTTCTCAATTCCACCAAAACCAGGCGTTGCATTTACTTCAAGAATATATGGTTGTTCTTTTTCTCTATCTTTTGATGGTAATAAATCTACACCAACTATATCGCCTTTTACTAATTTAGCGGCCTTAAGTGATGATTCTATTTCTATATTAGTAAGTTCTATAGATTCTGTGGTAGCACCCAAAGACGCATTACTTCTAATGTCATTACTCATAACATTTCTTTTCATTGCAGCCATCACTTCTCCATTTACAACCAGAACTCTAATATCATATTCTATTTTTATATACTCTTGAAGTAGTAAATCTATTTGCGGTGTTAGGAAATTAATCATTTGAACTGAAGGATGTAAAGACCTAAAACTTTCAACTATAATTACGCCCACACCAGTTTGACTTCCACTAGAAGATTTTAAAATTAATGGAAATTTTAAACCACTTTCTTCTATGACTCTCTCTGAATCATCTGAGTAAGATAAAGCAATTGTTTTAGGAGTTTTTAATCCATTTGATTTAAACAATTGATCACAGTAATATTTACTAGAACACAAATTCCAATTTTCTATGGATGGTATTGTTTTAAAACCTTTATCCTCTAAAATTTTTATATTATCTACCCATCTGCGATTTGCTGTGTAACCATAAGTTCCTAGACCTCTAGGAAAAAGTAAAGTATTTTTCGGATCAACTTGAATTGGTTTTTGATATGTTGTTTTACCGTCTTCAGTCGGTTTAATTGCTTTACCATCTTCATCAAAATCAAAAGAGTTTAAAAACAACTTTTTACTTTTTTCAGAAATAAAAAATCCAGTGTGTTCAATATTAAATATTTCAATACCAAGTTTTTTAGCTGAATTTACACGTAATATAAATTCAGAGTTATCTTGTTGGCCAACATCACGAATAGTTTCTGATGTATTATTAAACACAATTAACTTATATGGTTCATCTTTGGCCTCTGTGATGTAAGACTTGAATTGTTCCATTACGATAACCAAGCAGCGACATTAAGGACTACCATACCCAATATTACTGAAATGACTGAGAACCAGAACATAAATTTTATTTCCATTAGACTTCTTTCTTTTTACCGATATTATATTTAGTACACAATTCCCATTCACTCTTCTCTTTAAATGATAAAACTTTAATCTGACTAAGAGGAGCTACTGGTTCTGCAATTCCTATAATATCTACCAAACCCCAATCTTTTAGAAGGTTTGTAATTGTATTTCTTCGAGCAATATCATTCTCAGATAAATTTACAACCTTACCATCAAGAGCAAATAACTCTTTAAAATGTGTAATATAATACCTACCTTGCTTATGTAATATATGGCAAGATTGATATAGTTTTCTTTCTTTTCTAGAAGCAACTCCAATTCGCGATAGTGTCTCACGAACCTTTAAAAAATCATCTGGTTCTTTCAGACTGACTTCTAACATCTGCTCCTGTGTCCAATTAATCTCTTCCATTATTTATTCCACCTTTATTTAATTTTTGTTTTATGGCAGAAATTTGTTCATCAGATAATATTTTAAGAGCGGACTTTGCTTTTGCATTACTATATCCATAATACTCTTTAACATAATCTAGATTATCAACTTTCATCGCCTTCACCCAAGGAGTATATCTTTTCCTTGGTCTAAGACTATTTATTAAAAAATCAAACTGAAGTTTCTTATCTAGGTGTGGTAATTGATTCATCTCATTAACTAGTTGAATAGTATCAGGAAAAGGAGAAACACACTTATTAACGATATATGGGGGATATTTCTTCTCCCATTCTTCATCCTCACCATCCATAAGAGGTTCTTTAGTTTCATTAATGGCTTTAAGGTAGTCTTTTAATTCATACATTAATCAGCAAATCCTTCATCCTTACAGAAGTGAGATAGTCGGTGGCGAAATACTACCCACCACAACTCAACCCAATTGTCTGCTGTATACGTTCCACTTTTAACTTTTAATTCATATGCCATATGCTTCTTTCCATGACATAGTATTAGAAGTAGCTATATCGTCTAAGTTTGCTTGATTTAACTTTAACAAATCTTCCCTCAATTGTGTATTTTTAATTTTAAGAATATTATCAATCCTTGGTTTTTCTAAAATACAAAACCAATATGCAAGCTCTTCTGCTTTTTCTCCAATTATATTCTTAATTGTTTGTCTATCGTCTACCAATCCATCTTCTGGAAGAAAATATACAGTACCATAAACAGAATGAAATAGACCAGCATCTTGTAAATATTCTGGTTCACCCAAATCTTTTAATTTATTACTAGTACCTATAAGGTGATCTAATAAATTTTGACCAGAATGTAAAATATTATTAGAGCCTATACTTTTAAGAAAATCAATTTTATTTGTAAAATTATCCATAAAAGGTATCTCCATCAATCGATTATCGATACTTTAAAGTTTCCAGCAGATAAATTATTTTTATAGAAATCTAACCGTTCATGGTTTCCACCAGAAACATTACATTTAAAAACAACACAAGTTCTTAATTGATAACATTCTCTTGAAACTGGTAGAGCTTGGTGTGGAAGGTAAGCATCAAAAATAATTAACCGATTACCTTTATAGGTAACGCTTTTATCAAGTTGAAAATTTTCCTTATAATTAGGGTCCATTGGATTACCAGTATCTTCTTTATATACTGCTGTTCCACCGCCCCACTCAACTTCCCAATCAAGTCTTGGATAATAGATCATGGTAAAATCACCATCATCTGTATGGATATGCGGTTCAATACCATGAGTATGGGAATTGCAATAAATTCTTTTAAAACCTTCTATATTGTATTTTTCTTTGAACTTAAATTTACTCAATATAGCAAAGAAGATTTGATTAGCCCAATCATATCCAGCACTAGTACATTCTTCTTCATTATTACCACAAAGAACGTGCCAATGTTTATTTACTTTTTTTGAATTAGAACTATAATCATATTTCCAAGATAGTTGCTTAACATTATCATCAACTAAAATAGCATTATGTTCTTCTAATACATCATCATATATATCAATCATTTGAACTTTGCCCTACTCATAATCTCTGTCAAACAAGCTAGAATATTAATTTCTTGGTCTGCGACAAATGCTGACTTATACTGGTACTCGCCCAATATAACAACGATATGAGGGATAGTAGAGCCATCCACATAATCATACAAGTTATTATAAACGCTGCGAAGCAGGTGTACAGAATCGTTATCAAGATTTTCGACAACCCATTTACGAACATTAGTGAACTCCTTATTCTTCATGTAATGCATAAGTTCTTTTATATTTACATCACTCAAATTTACTAGTATTCCAGCATCAATATTACCTGATACTGAATATCTTTGTAATTCGTTTAAAGTTCTGCGCCAGTCAGGAAAATGTGTATTAATAACTTCGGCAATAACCCTTTTTTCATATTTGATTTTTTCTGTATCAAGTATACTTATAACTCTTTTCATAAACCCAGAAGCAAGTTTCTGTTTCTCAGATTTAGGAATAGAAAACTCAATTACACTACAACGAGAATGTAATGGTTCGATTAGTCTATTCTTATAATTACAAGTAAGAATGAAACCACAATTTTTATGAAACTCTTCCATGAAACCACGCAAGGCTGGTTGAGTAGATTGTGGATTTAGATAATCTGCTTCATCAAGTATTAGATATTTTCTGCCACCTTCAAGTGATACAGTAGAAGCAAAGTTCCTGATCTTTGTTCTAAGAACGTCAATACCAGACTCCTCAGAACCATTGATCATCATATAGGTGGCACCGATATGATCAAGCATTGCTTTTGCAACAGTTGTCTTACCTACACCTGGCCCACCTGATAATATCAGGTTGGGTACATTATTACTTTCAACAAACTCAGTGAAAGTATCTTTTAGATTTTTAGGAAGTATGCATGAGCCTACATCCTTGGGACGATATTGCTCGACCCACAAATAACTTTCCATAATATAAATTCCTAACTTTAAGCATCATATGAAGATTCTGGTTCAAGAGCAATAAAATACTCTATATCAACATTATTGTTAGTAAATTTACTAATATTTTTTGAAGAAACTTCTACACTATAGGAGCCAGGAAGTAGTTTTAGATTTTCCACTTTGAACCAGAATTTGTAATCAACATCACTTTCTGGAACATCTAATTCAGTCGCATAATCATTTGCAGTTGTATTCTTTTTATCAGTAACCCTAAGTTTACCATTTTCAAGAACCATATCAGGTGCGCCAATAACAGATGCAGCCCTTGTAATTTCTGCAAGAGAATCACTAGAGAAATCAAACTTAACTTCATTTGATGGCATAGTGATATCTTTAGTTGGTGTAGTGACTACAGAAGGATCAGAATACCAATACTTTAAAGATTTAGAAGAACCTTCTTCTGTAATGACAACAAAATCATTTTGGAAATCTAAATTTGGAGTTCCAAATAAAGACAGTGCAGATAGGAACTCATTTAGATCATAAATTGCAAATTCTTTTGTAAAGGATTCTTCTACCTTTGCTTTTGCAACAATGTTTTTCATTGCTGACATGGTAGCAATATCACTACCTTCCTTGATTACAAGGTTTTGGTTAATGGTTGAGAAATTCTTCAACACATTGATTGTTTGACTACTTAACTTCATTATATCATATCCCTTAAATTTATACCATTAGGCACTGGTAATCCTTGTATATCTTCTCTCACTATTTCCCATAATTGCTCATGTCCAATAGCACAAGGTTCTGCAAATGCTTCATACCTATTTGTTAAATTATCAATTAAATCAAATAACTCTTCAATTTTTTCTTCAAGTTCTCCAATTCGTTCTTCATTTTTACTCATTCACTTTTCTCCATTATATCGTGATTTGACTTGTTAAAAGTAATACTATTATAAATAGTATTGTTATTATAGTAATTGTAACACAAGGAGTATTAAATGTCAAGTCACAAACATCATATAATTCCTCGGCACATGGGTGGCTCAAATCATGAATCAAACATAGTAGTCCTTTCCGTAGAAGAACATGCTGAAGCACATAGAAAACTATATGAAGAGCATGGTAAGTGGCAAGACAAGATTGCCGCT